ATTTGGTATTCAGAATTTAGATGATTTAACATTAATTATTTCTAGAGAACGGTATGAAAATTATATTGCTCCACTAATTAGAAATCAACCTAATATTGAATTGACCGCAAGACCAAAAGAAGGAGATTTAATTTATTTCCCTCTTGGTGATAGGATATTTGAAATTAAATATGTTGAACATGAGCAACCATTTTATCAACTGCAAAAAAATTATGTCTATCAATTAAGATGTGAACTCTTTAGATATGAAGATGAAGTTATTGATACTGGAATAGAAAGTATTGATGATGATATTTCTCAAATTGGATATATTCAAACTTTAACTATGATTGGGGCGGGAAAAACCGCTACAGCAACAGCTTCCATATGTACAAATGGATCATCTATTCAGAAGATATACATTAATAATATGGGAGGATCTTATACTTCCTTACCAGATGTTGGCATTTCTTCTGCTCCGAATGGAGGAACAACTGGTCTCACAATTTGTGCTATTACAAACAATTATGTGAATTGTAATGGTAAGGTTGGTGGTAAATTAGAATCTATAAATTTGGTTAATTCTGGTTGTGGATATACTGTAGCACCTTGGGTTACAATTCAAGGTGGTGGAGGAGTTGGTGCAGCTGCAACTGCTGGTATAACAACTGGAGCTGTTCAAATAGTCACTGTTACTGATGGTGGTTCTGGATATACTACTAGTCCATCTGTTACCGCTACTCCAAGTAATGGAGCTTCCTTTGTAAGTAATATTAACTCCGCAGGTATTGTCACTTCAATCTATATTACTAATAGTGGAAGTGGGTTTAGTACATCACCAATAATTACAATTGAATCTCCCATAGGAGTTGCAACGGGAGTTGGTGTAGGAACTTATATCTATAATGAAGTTGTAACTGGTGAAACATCTGGAGTTACTGCTAGAGTGAAGACCTGGACTAAATCGGATAATGTTCTTGAAATATCTATTGTTGACGGAACATTCACTCCTGGAGAAGTTATTGTTGGGTCAAGATCAAATGCAAGATATAATATTTTATCACAAAATACCGATGATTTAGTTTCGCCTTTCGCGGATAATGATAATATAGAATTAGAAGCTGATAAAATATTAGATTTCTCAGAGACTAATCCCTTTGGGATGCCATAAGTTTAAAGTTGTTAAATAGTAATAGAATAATAGTATAAAATAATGTTTGAGTATTTTTATAACGAAATCTTTCGATCTGTAATTATCGGATTCGGTACATTATTTAATGGAATTGAGGTCAAACATAGTTCTGATAATAGTGTTGAAAGTGTCATTAAGGTTCCATTATCATATGGACCTACTCAAAAGTTTCTTGCTAGGATGGAACAAGAAGCAAATTTAAATAAACCAGTTCAAATGACACTCCCTCGAATGTCATTTGAATTCATTGGATTGCAATATGATCCAAGTCGAAAATCTACTCAAACTCAAACTGTTATCAATCAAACATCTGATGGGGACAGTGTTAAAAAAAGTTATGTTCCTGTTCCATATAATATGTCATTTACTTTGTCCATCATGACAAAATTGAATGATGATATGCTTCAAATTACGGAGCAGATTTTACCTTATTTTCAACCGGCTTATAATCTTTCAATCAATTATCTTGGCGAATTAAAGGAAAAGAGGGATATTCCAATTCAACTAGATTCTATTGATATGAGTGATGATTATGAGGGTAATTTTGATACTAGAAGGGCATTAATTTATACTTTAAGTTTTACCGCAAAAGTATATCTATTCGGTCCTATTACAGACGTTACAAGTCAGATTGTCAAAAAAGTTACTGTTGGATATCTTTCTGGAAATGGTCCACAAGATCCGAAAGCTTCAAGAGATTATAGTTATCAAACTACTCCAAGAGCAATTAAGGATTATACTGGAGAGATTGTAACATTGTTGTCTAAAAACTTAAACATGATTGATACATTGGTCGAAGTTGATGATGGAAGCTCCATTACAGAAAAAACTTACATCTATGTTGGACAAGAAGAGATGTATGTTGAATCAGTTACTGGAAATACTCTTGTAGTTAGAAGAGGTCAAGATAATACACAGGTATCAAATCACGTCCTTGGTGCTCAAGTTTCGGATATTACAGAATCCGATAACAACCTCATTCAATTCGGAGACGACTTCGGATTTGATGGTGAAATTTTTTGATAGGGGATAAATTGTGGAAAATAAATTTGAAAAATTAGATGAAACTTTTGATGTTACACCAATCAAATCTGAAGAAACACAAATTGATACAAAAATAGAAAAAATTTCTTCATCTGTTGACGACATCAAAAAAGATTATGAATATACTAGAGGTAATTTATATTCCATTATTGAAAAGGGGCAAGAGGCTATCAATGGTATATTAGAACTTGCTCAGGAAAGTGAGATGCCTAGAGCATATGAGGTTGCTGGACAATTAATTAAAAATGTTTCTGATGCTACGGACAAATTGATGGACTTGCAAAAGAAACTTAAAGATGTTAATAAAGAGGAAGAATCAAAAGGACCTACAAATGTTACAAATGCACTGTTTGTAGGTTCAACCGCAGAATTGCAGAAACTCTTAAAGAAGAATGTTGATGACTTATAAATACATAGAGTGGAAGATCTAGGCGGTAGAACATGTCAGCAGTACCGACAGTAAACATATCTATCGATAGCGGCACTAGTTTTACTGCCACATATACAATTTCAAATTCTGATGGTAGTGTTTTAGATTTGAGTGGGTATACTGCATCTTCAAAAATTAGAAAATATCCAACTTCTCCAACTTCCAATAATTTTTCTGTAGGAATAAATTCTACTTCCGGAAAAATTACTATCTCAATGGCGAGCACTTTAACTACTGGATTGAGTGAGGGAAGAAATTATTATGACATTGTAATTATATCCCCATCCAGCACTACTTCAAAAGTTATTCAGGGGATGGCCATAGTAAATTCAACTGTCTCTGAATAATAATGTCAGATTATAACGTATCATTCAATCCCGATAACAATTACGGTATTTCGGTATCTTCTGCTGGTGTTCAAGGTATCCAAGGAATACAAGGTATTCAGGGAATCCAAGGTGATTTCGGTATCCAGGGAACTGATGGCGCTTTTGTAGCACAAGGTATCCAAGGAACTCAAGGAATTTTTGGTGTCCAAGGAACTTTTGGTGTCCAAGGGATTCAAGGTGTTCAGGGTATTCAGGGACCTCAAGGTATCCAAGGTATCCAAGGAACTTTTGGTATCCAAGGCATTCAAGGTATTCAAGGTGTCCAAGGTATTCAGGGACCTCAAGGCATCCAAGGTATTCAAGGAATTTTTGGTGTTCAAGGCATTCAAGGCATTCAGGGCATCCAAGGAATACAAGGTATTCAGGGTGTCCAGGGCATTCAAGGAACTTTAGGCATTCAAGGCATCCAAGGAATTCAAGGAGTTATTGGTACAACCGGTATTCAAGGACCTCAGGGAATACAGGGTATTCAAGGTATTCAAGGATCTCAGGGAATACAGGGTATTCAAGGTATCCAAGGATCTTTAGGTATTCAAGGTATCCAAGGAACTTTGGGTATTCAGGGAATCCAGGGTATTCAAGGAATACAGGGTACTCAAGGAATCCAGGGTGTTCAAGGTATTCAAGGTATTCAAGGTGTTCAAGGTAATCTTGGTCAAACAGGTAATACTGGTTCTACTGGTGGAGTTGGTCCACAAGGATCTCTAGGAAACACTGGCCTACAAGGTATCCAGGGCATCCAAGGTATCCAAGGTATCCAAGGTACCCAAGGAAATCAAGGTATCCAAGGATCTTTAGGTATTCAGGGTATTCAGGGTATTCAGGGTATCCAAGGAGTTCAAGGTGTTCAAGGAACACAGGGAATACAAGGAATACAGGGTCTTCAAGGAATACAGGGTATCCAAGGAATACAAGGTATTCAGGGTGTCCAAGGAACACAAGGTATCCAAGGAGTTCTTGGATTTACTGGAGATAGTGGTCTTCAAGGAATACAAGGTATTCAAGGTATCCAAGGACCTCAGGGAATACAAGGTGTTCAGGGTATTCAAGGAGTCCAAGGAATACAAGGTATTCAGGGTATTCAGGGTATACAAGGAATTCAAGGGCCCCAAGGTATCCAAGGAATACAAGGTATTCAGGGTATCCAGGGTATTCAGGGTATACAAGGAATTCAAGGGCCTCAAGGAATTCAAGGAGTCCAAGGAATACAAGGTATTCAGGGCATTCAAGGAACTTTAGGCATCCAAGGCATCCAAGGAATTCAAGGAGTTATTGGTACCACCGGTATTCAAGGATTATCAGGCAATACTGGCCCGTCTGGAGCGCAAGGATCTTTAGGAAATATTGGTATTCAAGGATCTTTGGGAATTCAAGGTGATATTGGAACAATCGGTATTCAAGGTATTCAAGGCAATCTTGGTTCAACTGGCAATACTGGTTCTGCCGGACCACAAGGAGCTCTAGGAAACACTGGTCTTCAGGGTATCCAAGGTATCCAGGGACCTCAAGGTATTCAAGGTATTCAAGGTATCCAAGGTATTCAGGGACCTCAAGGTATTCAAGGAATACAAG